ATGGAGGTGTTGTTTTTACCGAATTGTGCGGTTACCAGCTTCATTTCCGAGCCGAGAACCTTGAAGGCTTGATTGATTTCAGAGATTGATTTCTTGAATTCTTTCTCGCCTTCGAGACCAATTTTCAAGCCAAAATCATCTGCCATCTACACCACCTCCTACGTCAAATTCCCGCCGGGATGATTTCATCAATAAAATGTTCCCGTTTCGGTTTGGCCATGCCAGAGTATTGCTTGTGGCACTCCCAAAGGTCCAGGAGCAAGCCAAAGGGCATAAAGCCCACCTCCTCCTGGGTTAGGTGGAGATGGGCAATCCCGTAATATAAAAGCCGAGTAAATAACTCTTCGTCACTTACTCGACCGCTGCGTTTTTTGGGTCAGCCTCGCTCTCAACGTTGCGCTTGGTGCCCTTATAAAGAGCCTCGGTGATTGCACCCTTGTAGGTAGCCAAATCTGCCGGGGCGGTGAGCAGTTCCACCACTTCCTCGGTGAGCAGCTCACGCTGATTGTCCTTGTTCTTCAGATTGTGAATAAGGATGGTCTGATTTGCCAGGAGCGTGATCAGCCATACGATTTCGCCGATAGCCATCTCGAAGTTCTCGGATTTCATCAGCTTCTCGCCCAGATTCTCCAAGCCGCCGTAACGACCGGCGATGTCCTTGGTAGCCTTAGTGGTGAGCAGAAGGGTGTATTCCTCGCCACCGATGATAATGTTTGCACTGCGTTCCGTACTCATAGGTCAGTCCTCCTTATTCCTCTGCGTTTGCGGTATAGGAAGGCTCGTACACTTCCAAATACCAGTTCTTAATGGTGTCTGCGCTGACACCGGTATCACCCTCGGTAACCTCTGCCTTCCAGGGATGCTTGTTCTGTGCGTCGATCTTGTTACGACGCAGAATCGTACCCTCGATGGTAGGCGTGCTGAAAGTGATGCTGTCACCTTTGGTGGCAAGAGCCGTAGCAGGGATGCCGAACTTCACACGGTACAGCCAGAAGTACTTGTACTTGCCGTTGGACTTCTTTGCACGGAAGCCAATGGCAACAGGCTGACCGCCATCCTCTCCGGCAGAGATAACGACGCCGTTGGCATCAATGGTCGCACCGGTCAGAATGGATGCGATAGTGGGACCCACATCATCCACACCCAGGGAGAGAGTGCCGGACTTGAACTCCTTGATGATTTCAGCGGCACCGTCATCGGCGAAGAGGGTTGCCTCCGTCAGTTCCACGGAAAGGTCAGCACTCATAGCCTTTGCCAACTGCTCCGGGGTGCCGTAGGTTTCGTTGCCGTCCTCGTCCTCGGTGATCGTGGCATAATACAGTTTATCGAGACCAATAGTAGCCATAGATTATTCCTCCAATTCATAAAATTTCGCTACATCCACAGCGTAGTGGTGGTAGCCGGTTTCTGTTTCATAACCGATATATCTGCGGTCGGTTATGGTAAAATCGTGAGCCAGGAGCGTTTTTACAACGGCACTCTTTTCCTTTGTATAACTGCCCTTGGCATAAATAGAAAGTCGCGCCTCCTGCACATCCAAGCCGGGAGCGTTGTCTGCGTGGAGGTCGAAGGTGTCCGCGACGGGAATGACCACGATGTATTTATCCGGGGCCACATCGCTAAAAACACCCGTTTCAATGGGAAGATCCAAGCCGGAAAGTGCCGACTGGATATCCGAAAGCACACTCATAGCTTTTTGACCTCCTCGTCCAGTTTTTGTACCATAGCTGCTTTACAAGCAGACTTGGATGCGCTCTTGGCGGGCTTGAGAAAGGGCTTTGCAGGCTGTCCGTGTTTTCCATATTCCAGGATGTTGGCAAGCATAGCGTTGCTGACACCACCGCTGTGGGGTTCGGCAAAACCAAGTTTGATGTTGTGGTTGCCGTCCTTATCCATCTTTACGGGAGACAAGCCCAGAGCCGATTCCAATTCGCCCGTGGAGCGTGATTCGTATTTCGTGCCGGAGCCAACCACGGAAGACAAGGTGGAGCGGGTCTTTTGTAAAACCACATCACCACCTGCTTCCAGGACGGATTCGGCAACGGCATCAAAGTTACTGCCGAGCCGAGACATCTTTTCCAGGAACTCATCCGGCATTTTGATATCAACCTTTGCCAACGGTAGCCACCACCTTTTTTGCCAGGACTTCCACGTACATCCCACGGCCTTTCACATCCTCAACGGAAGTGATTTCGTAACGGCCACCGTCACACACAATGATATGATCGGTGGTAATATCGACACCGGGGATGCTGCGGAAGCGGAACAGATCGGTTGCTTCGGAGAACGCAGCGAGGTTTGCCCAACGCTGGCTTCCGTGGCGACCTTCTCGGTAAACCCGGACAGAGGCGAGAACCTCATCCACCGTGGTGGTGAAGCCCTCGCTGTCCTTGACCTTTTTGATAGCAACAATGTCGGCAAAGCCATTCATTTTTCCGAAACTCATGTCACACCTTCCATTCCCGGTCGAGCCGTAAAAGGAGATTGACCGTGTTCCAGACCTGCTGTCCGGCTTGCACATTGTCGGCAAAGAAACCGCCTGTGGAGCTGTCACGGGACTCGTAAAAATGCGATGCCAACATAATCACTGCCTGTTCGGTAGTGGCTGGCATCGCATTCTCGGAGTAGTATCCGGCAGGGATATGCTGATAGCTTTCCGCATAGGAAACGGCGGCAGTGATGAAGCGTTCAATCAGCCCATCATCTGCCGAGTGTTCCAGGATCAGATTCTCTTTGACCTTGGGGAGAAGTTCGCTCATCACTGCCACCTCCAATCTTAGGCAGAAGCCATCTTGAGCAACTTGACTGCTTCGGGGAGAATCAGCTTGCCGTCCACGCGCTCCTTGGCAACAAAGCCCACCATACCATTACCGGCATAGAGTTCCTTGAGTTCCGCAAAGGAACGAGTGCCACGGTCACCGATGTTGTAGTAGCTGTAATCGCCAAAAGCGATGGCAGGAACACCGGCAGTGATTACGGGGAAATAAGGAGAGGTGTACACCTTGAAGCCGAGAATACGGCCAGGCTCACCATCCTCCACGGAGTCATGCCAGAGGGGATGACCGTTCTTGTCCTTCAACTTACGCAGATAACCGATGGTCTGGTCATTGCAGAGGAAAGACGCATTCTTGCGGTAAGGACGCTTGAGGGAGTAGACAAGGTCGACCAACTCATCGTAGGTGATCTCGTCAGCGGCGGCAGTGGTCACGCCGATCTCGGCGCCACCAGTCTCGGAGAGCAGACCCAAAGGCTGACCGACACCGCTACCATTGAGGAAGGCATCCTCTTCGGCATTGCCCAGAGCCTTGGCAAACTGACGGAGGATGTAATTCTCAAGGCCGAACGCATTGTCGTACAGGAGTTCCTCAGTCACCTTGATGGCAACGTGCAGCTTGTGGGCATCCAGGTTGATCTGGGCAAAGGTAGCATCACCGAAAGTGAGTGCCTCACCCTCCTCGATCCAGGCTGCCGCAGGCTTGGTGGCTGCGATGTTGATTTTACGCTCACCGCTGGTGGTGATGGTGGTAGCCAACTTACGGAAAACGTTCTCCTCAGTCAGACCCTCGATGAGGCGGGAGTCATACTCTTCGGGAACCAGGTAGCCGCCATCGGCATCGATGCCCTCGGAGAGAACATTGGACACCTGGCGGAAGTTGGAACGAAGAGCCTTGATGATACCGTCCTTGTAGGCATCAGAAGCACGGCCGGTCTTGGGCTTGCTGTCCTCTGCGGTCTTGCCGGTCATGGGCTTTTCGGTGATGGGAGTGGAAGTGGGCTTGGAAAGCTGTGCATCCATAGCGGACATAGCCTCCATACGCTCGATTTCGGCGGTGAAGTCCTGAACCTTCTTCTCCATCTGGGCATAGGTCTTGGCATCCTCATCGGAAAGCAGACCGTCCTTGTCACGCTTGGTCTCTACAAAAGCCTTTGCAGCCTGCCAAGCCTGGTTACGCTTTTCGCGCAGTTCCATAATAGTCATAATAAATTACCTCCAATTTTTGATAAGATTGAGCCGTTCCATAAGGTCATCGGCTCTGTGTTTGTGGGTGGGTTTGGGGTCGATTGCACACTTTTCTGCAATCTTGGTCATAAGGGAATTGACCACATTTGCCTTGGAATACAACATGGAGACCGCAGGTGCTTCCACATCCTTGGTGGCATCGGAACGCTTCATAATTTCGTCAGCAAAGCCGAGTTCGACAGCTTTATTGGCATCCATCCAAGTTTCCGCATCCATAAGGTGGGACAGTTTTGCACGGGACAGCCCCGTTTTGATTTCGTAGGCATTGATGATGGAATCCTTGACACTGCCGAGCATTTCGATGGCTTTCTGCATCTCGCCGGAGTCGCCAAAGGCAATGGTCATAGGATTGTGGATCATCAGCATGGACACCGGGGACATCATCACTTTTGTGCCTGCCATAGCAATAACGGATGCTGCGGAGGCAGCGATGCCGTCAATTTTGACCGTGACGTTGCCCTTGTAATCCATCAGCATATTGTAGATTTGGGCGGCAGCCACGCAGTCACCGCCGGGACTGTTGATCCACACGGTGATGTCACCGGACCCCGCCATCAATTCCTCTTTGAAAAGCTGTGGAGTGACGTCATCATCAAACCAACTTTCCTCTGCGATGGTGCCGTTGAGAAACAGCGTCCTCTCCGCCGGAGCCGTCTCCGTCTGTGCCTGGTTCTTCCACTTCCAGAACTTCTTCATCGGTTTCTTCCTCCTTTCCGTTAACGCTTGTATTTGCAAAAGCCCCGGCATCTTTCATGGGGAGCATATTGCCGTTGATGAGGTAAAGGTCGCCGCCTTCTTCCGCAGGAATGCGGTCGAGGTTTTCCAGTTCACGGATGTCATTTGCGGACATCCAACCATTCTGGCGACCGATGGCGTAGCCGTTCATACGGCTCTGATAATCGCCACGAAGCAGACCTTCCAGGTTGAATTTCACGAAATACTTGTTTTTCTCATCCAGGGAGAGGAGTGCCCTCATTAAGGACTGTTCCCAACGGATCACCCAGGGGTCGAGGGTGTATTTCACGAACTCAAGGGACTGCTGCTCAATATTAGAAAAGCTCGACTTCTCCAGGTCACCGACCATGTGGGGCGGGACACGGAAAATTCGAGCAATTTCATTGATTTGAAATTTGCGAGTTTCCAAGAATTGTGCCTGTTCCGGGGAGATGGAAATCGGAGTGTACTTCATTCCTTCTTCCAGGACAGCCACTTTGTTGGAATTGGAACTGCCGCCAAAGGCAGCCTGCCAACTATCCCTTACTCGCTGTGGGTCCTTGATGGTACTTGGATGCTCCAACACACCGCCCGGTGTCGCACCATTGGCGAAGAACTTAGCACCATATTCCTCGCAGGCAATTGCCATACCGATAGCATTTTTGGCCATCGCAATGGGGCTGTAACCAACGAGGCCGTCAAAGCCGAGTCCGGGAATATGAAGCACATCGGAAGGCTGAAGCGTTACAGCAAAATCCTTATTTTTAATGGCTTCATCGGGACCACGGTAATAGGTATAGTACAATCGGCCGTTTTCATCTCTGTCCACGGACATCTTGTTTGGCATCAGTGGATACAAGGCAATGACCTCATTTTTGCCGTTGCGGATAATCTGCGCATACGCATTACCCCAGAGGAGCAGGTGCGTCATGAGGGTCTCACGGAACACGAAGGAACTCATCTCCGGGTTCGGCTCATCGTGAAGCAGTCGGTATAACGGATGGTCGATAGCTTTTTCTTTGCCACCGCCGTCCGTGTATTTGTAAAGGTGTAGCGGAAGACCCGCCACAGCCTCTGCCAGGATTCGGACACAGGAATACACGGCAGTCATCTGCATGGCAGAACGCTCCGTTACCGACTTGCCGGAAGTCGAGCCACCCATATAAAAGGTGTAGGCACTACCGGCTGTTCTGTTTTCGGGCTTATCTCTGGTTTTGAATAGCCCAGAAAAGATACCCATTACACATCACCTGCCTTCAGTCGTTCTCGCAGAGCAATATAAAACGCCTTGCCTTTGATGGGGAGTCCGGCTGCAAGCCGTTCGTCCTCAAAAGCAAAGCGTTTCTCCAATTGCTCTACGGAGTAAGTTTTCAAAAATGTTCGCCAGGTACGAGAATCCCAATCACGCAGTTTTGTCCACAGATCCGGGAAATGCTTACGGAGTTTCCGCAGTTCATCATAGGATTGTAGCGGACAGCACCAACAGGAAACCCGATGGAAAATGTCATATAGACCATCCCAATCGAAGCCCCGCTCCTTGCAGTAGGCAAGGCAGTCTGCCTCGGTCATCCCCCAATCAATCAGCGGATAATTAAAATCGTGGACACGCTGCGGTTCATCTGCTGCGATGCCAACGTACTGCACCAGTTCGTAATCCTTTCGAAGATTACGAAGATAGCGGTCAATGACACGCTGTTTGAGCATTGCGGTACACCAACGATTACGGGGACCCGCCCAACTGTAACCCTTTCGACCGAACAATTCCGGGTTCTTACGTTTCGGCATATGCTCCAACAGCAAATACTCAAAATCATAGTTGGATTTGAGCCTGGTGATCGGTCTGCCGATATACTTTTCCAACTTGTCGATATGGTGGTACATACCTTCAAACTCCAAGCCGGTGTCACAGAACAGAATGAGATCTACAGGCATTCCTTCCTCCAACATTCGCAGAAGCATTGCGGTTGAGTCCTTGCCACCGGAGAGCGAAACAATATGAAGTTTAGGTTTTTCCATTTCACACCTCCGTTATATAAACAAAATGCCTCGGTCATCGTAAACCGAAGCACTGGTATCATTGCCACAGCGGATTGCACGGTCGAGTGCCATAATGGTGGCAACCGCACCGTCGATTTTCTCTGTGGATTTTTCCTTGTCCGGCTTGATGTTTCCGGCAGGGTCGGTGCGGATAAAGATGTTGTCCATCATCCAACGGAGAACGGGATGCCCGCCGTGGGCGATGCGTTCCTCAAGCACCAATTTCATAAGTTCCTTGGTCGGCGGGGACATATCTTTGAAGCCCTGTCCAAAAGGAACGACCGTGAAGCCCATACCCTCAAGGTTCTGCACCATCTGTACAGCGCCCCATCGGTCAAAGGCAATTTCACGGATGTTATATTTCTCACCGAGCCGTTCTATGAACTTTTCGATGTAACCATAGTGAACAACGTTGCCTTCGGTGGTCTGCAAAAAGCCCTGTCGTTCCCAAACATCATAAGGAACATGGTCGCGCCGGACACGCAGATCCAGATTGTCCTCTGGAATCCAGAAGTACGGGAGAACCACATATTTATCGTCCTCATCGGTGGGTGGGAATACCAGCACCAGGGCTGTGATATCCGTTGTGGAGGACAAGTCCAGACCGCCGTAGCAAACACGGCCTTCCAGATCGTCCTCGTGGGCGGCGAACTCGCATTTGTCCCAAAGGTGCATCGGCATCCAACGGACAGCTTGCTTGACCCATTGGTTCAAACGAAGCTGACGGAAAGAGTTCTCCTCGCCGGGATTTTGCTTTGCCGACTCGCAGGCATCACGCACCTTGTCGATGCCGACAGTGATACCCAGGGAGGGGTTGGCTTTTTTCCAGGTGGCAGGGTCCGTCCAATCGTCCTCTTCATCCGCACCGTAGATAACGGGATAGAAGGTGTGGTCGATTTTTCTGCCCTCGATGATGTCCTTTGCCTTCTGGTGGATTTCATAGCAGATGGACTTGGTGTCGTTACCCGCCGTGGTGATCAGAAAATACAGCGGTTGCATACGTGCATCGCCGGAACCCTTTGTCATAACATCAAACAACTTTCGGTTCGGCTGAGTATGCAATTCATCAAAAACAACGCCGTGGGTATTGAATCCGTGCTTGTTGCCAACATCGGCAGACAGCACCTGGTAGATACTGCCCGTAGGCTGATAGATGATTCGTTTTTGGGAGTCCAGGATTTTCACTCGTTTGGAGAGTGCCGGACACATACGAACCATATCCGCAGCCACGTTGAAAACGATGGAAGCCTGCTGTCGGTCGGCTGCGCAGCCGTAGACCTCGGCGCGTTCCTCGCCATCACCGCAGGTCAGAAGCAAAGCCACGGCAGCCGCTAACTCGGATTTACCTTGCTTCTTGGGGATTTCGATGTAGGCGGTATTGAACTGCCGATAGCCATTGGGCTTCAGAGTGCCAAACACATCCCGGATGATTTGCTCCTGCCAGTCGATCAGTTCAAAGGGCTTTCTTGCCCAGGTGCCTTTGGTGTGGCACAGGCTTTCAATAAAGGCAACCGCATAGTCAGCAGAGGCTTTATCGTAGTAGGACCCCTCATTCATAAAACGGGTCGGTTTGTACTTTTTCAGTTTTCTGATATGCGTCACCTCCTCAGAAAGGGTATAAAAAATAGCCGCCACCATAATTGGTGCGACTTGCCGTATACGAGGAACAGAGCCTCTCGGCTCTATCCCAGGGCTATTTGATTAGCGTAGGTTATTTCAGTTGTTCAAAACACCAGGCAATTGCGTGTCCATTGTCCTTGAATGTTTCTTCGGACTCTGCCCAGGGGGTCAGTCGGCACTCAATATCGCCAAGCCCGGTATCTTCCGGGAACTCAACAAACTCGTAGATTTCAGCGGTGAAGCCGCCTTTCCAATGACAGTCCGTGACAAAAACCTTGTCGCCGAACTTGAGAACCGCTCCGTAGCTTGCTGAAACGGACATCTGAAGTTTTTCGATGGTGGTAAATTCCATGTTTTTTCCTCCGTTTTTCTGTGTTTTCCCTTTCGGTGTGACACATATTACCTCTAAATACACATAATATCCAGTGGTTTTGCGATTATAAACTACACGATCATTTTGCGATTTGCGGCACTGAAATTGTGTAGTTTATGACTCGCCCGTCATAATGAAATGCACATATTCGGAGCGGTGTTCTTCCAGGTAAATCACCAATTCATAAAAGCCTCGGTCAAAGGCAAGACGCTGCACCATGTTCACATCGAACATATTGGTTAGTCCGGTTGCCCGGATTTCGAGGATTTGCTCACGCACTTTTTCACTCATCATCCTCGACCACCTTTCTGCAGGAGTCTTCGCCGTAGACAACACCCAGGCTCGACCCAATGTCCCAACGGACATGGATTGTTCCCGTGTCATCAACGCCACGAACCGTGCCACGGCATCCAGGGACGAGATCAGTGCGGTACGGATCGTTCATCATCGTAAGTTCCACACGGCAGCCAATGGGGTACTCTCGGCGGATTCGCTCCACCGTTTCTTTGCTCGGAAATCTCATCTTTGTCACCTCACCTAAATGCAGAACTGCCCGTCAAGTTGCGGAGCAGAATCTTTCGTTCGGACTTATACTCCTCGCCGATGAAGCCGAGGCGCAGAAGGAAGCAGCGGAATGAGTACTTGTCGTTGTTCGTTGACTTTTCCTTTGCCACCACACGCTTCTGGTTTCGTGCCATTTCGCACAGCTTGCAGATGAAGGTGTCATAGGCTTTCATCTCATCAGGGGTGGGGATGCCGGGGAACCAGGGGAAGGAAACCTTGGTGTCGGTGATTTCCAGGGGAAGGCTGTCCGTACCCAGGGCTTTCTTGATGAGGCCTCCCTTGGCTGCGATGATGCCTTTGAGGTTCTCCAGGTTGGCATCGGTAAAAAGGCTGCGAGGCATGGAAATGCAGATTCCATCGATTTCAGTCGAATCGGAATTTTCTTCCTCATCGGCAACGCAGTCTGCGAGAGGATCTTTTGCCTGGAAACCCTTCTCCCGAAGGAATCGGATGAGGGCGGCCGCGGTGCTGTTGTCCTCGATGGTGACCTGTCCGTCCACGCTGATGGTGTAACCGCCAACCTGGTAGGCAAAGCCGGGAGCGCCGAGGTACTTAGCCTTCTCGCCAGTGTGTTCTGCGATGGCTGCGACCAGGCGCTTGCGGTCGGAACCGCTGACATTGTAGTTGATAATCATGTGTTTTACCTCCTTTAATTTGGGTAGTCACATATTACCGTCAGTGTTCCGATATATCCAGTCATATCCGCACATTTGCGGTGTAGATTATATCCGCACATATCAGCCTTCATTTTGTGTACACCAGACAATGCCGGAAAGCACAAAAACCACGCACGGCAGAGCCACTCCGTTACCCCACATCTTATACTCGGCTGCATCCGAATGGGGGTCTCGCAGCCATTTTGCAATCTGCTTCAGCGTCTTGGGCTTGGAGGACGAACCGACAATTTTTCGATGCGTTTCAAATACACCGTACCAATAGCGGAGATCATCCGTGGTAGGCTCAATGCCCAGGTCATCGCACCACCAGTCCGGGAAGCCCTGCAAGCGGGCGCACTCAGTAGGAGTGAGTCTGCGGACGGTGTATCCGTTCTGCACTGCACCGGGCCCTTTGGCAACGAGTGTCGGTTGCAACTCTGGCTCGAAGGTTGGAGAGAATTTTGCGTTTTTGCCCTGGTTGAAAGTGTCCCTGCCGATGCCATAGCAAACAGCAGTGGGGTCTTTATAATCCCTGGCAAGGACTGTGGGGGCTTTGTCTTCGGCAACCTGGGCGAAGCTACCCGTGGTCATTGCATAGACAGCATGGCGGTCGACCGTGTTGAGGGTATACATCACATCGGACTCTTTATAGCCGTCCCCCTGGTGGGAAGGACGAGTGCCGTTACCCTCAATCACAATGATGCCGCCCTGGTTGCAACCGGGGTTTCCACCATTGCCATCAATGGTACGGGAGGTGTCTGCTTCGTAAATTCCGCTGTGAGGGTTAGCAGATTTCATGGCATTGCTGTCATGTGAACTGATGCCGAAAGCCTGCAGAACACAATTGAAGTGGTTCTTGTCCGGCATCCGCTGATTGCCACCTGTGTTGTGTGCGGTAAGCGTGGGAGCGGTCTGTTCACCGTCCCAATTCATCACGAGAGGGACATTGCCACCGCCGGTCCCCATTCGAAAAGTGAGGGTTTGCACCTTATCATCTTCGGAGATGGTGACACGGCTGTCAGCAGGATGGTTCTCCAAAGCAACAGCAGCGGGAACTACACCCGCCCGGAGCGTTGGAGAAACCTCTTCCTCGTAGCCGATGCTACGGCTCTTGGAGGAGTGTTCGGTGCAGAAGCCTGCGGACTCCATCACGCAGGGAGGGTGGTGAGCCTCGGCTCGGAGCGTGGCGGTGACATCATCAGTGACATCCATTCGGTTGCCGCCCTGGTCATTCAGCACGATGCCGTTTCGACCGGTACTCATACCACAGTTTACTCCAAGGGTGGAACTGACATCGCCGGTCAGATTTCCGTTGTAGCCATCGAAGCCTGTTGCTCCAATGCGATCCGCAACACTTCCGGCAGTTCTTTGCCACGAGCGGAAGCCCTCCGCAGAATACCTTGACAAGCCTTCGGACTTAAAAAGTACGTCACAGGCACACCGACCTGCAAAATCTGCGATAAGGTAGATGCGTTTTCTTCTTTGGGGGACTCCCCAATATTGAGCGTCGAGAGTTCGGTAAGCAACGCTCCATCCGTCTCCCATGTAGCAGTCTGCGTGAGGCCATTTGTTTTTCTCAGGCATAGGCACCTGGGTGTCCGGCTCGACAACGCCGATGACCGCTTCGAGGACTGCTTGGAAGTCGCATCCGACATTCGATGAGAAGGCACCGGGGACGTTTTCCCAACAGATCCAACGGGGGTATTTTCCATGTGTAGCACACCTCATTTCTTTAATGATACGGATGGCTTCATAAAAAAGAGACGACCTTGAACCATCAAGACCATCTCGTCTGCCTGCCACCGACATATCCTGGCAGGGTGAGCCGAAAGTGATAATATCCACGGGTTCGATTTTTCCGCCATCCATCTTGGAAATATCGCCGTAGTGTTTCATGAAAGGCAGTCGCTTGGTGGTTACCCTTATAGGAAACGGCTCGATCTCCGAACTCCAAACAGGAGTGATGCCGGAAATCAAGCCGCCCAAAGGAAACCCGCCGGAGCCGTCAAACAGACTGCCGAGGGTAAGATTATTCATTTGCGACCTCCTCATACTTGTAGGTCAGCCCGTCACGTTGTACGGTTACACCTTCCGCAGAGCCAACCTGCTCAATGTACCGCTTCACGATTACATCGCAGAACTTTTCATCCAGTTCCACGGTGTAGCAGATACGGTCGGTCTGTTCACAGGCAATTAGGGTACTGCCGGAACCGCCGAAGGGGTCAAGCACCACCGCGTTGCTCATTGTGGAATTCTTAATTGGATACGCAAGCAGCGGAATCGGCTTCATGGTAGGATGGTCGCCATTCTTTTTGGGTTTATCAAACTCCCAGATGGTGGTTTCCTTCCTGCCGGTGTACCACTGATGCTTGCCGTTCTTCTTCCAACCATACAGACAGGGTTCGTGCTGCCACTGGTAAGGTGAGCGTCCCAGGACAAGGGACTGCTTCTTCCAAATGCAACAGCCGGACAAATAAAAACCCGCATCGGCAAAAGCCCTGCGGAAGTTCAGCCCCTCGGTGTCGGCATGGAACACATAGATGGATGCGTCATCTGCCATAGCAGAGTGCATCTGCGTATATGCCGCCAAGAGGAAGTTATAAAAGGCTTCATCAGCCATATTGTCATTCTTGATTTTGCCAGCGGAGCCTTCGTAGTTCACATTGTAAGGAGGGTCGGTGATGACCAGGTTGGCTTTGGTGCTGCCCATCAGCATCTCATAGGTTTCACCCTTGGTGCTGTCACCGCAGATGAGTCGGTGGCGGCCGAGCATCCAGATGTCACCTGCCTTGGAGAAGGTGGGCTTTTCCAGTTCGGCATCCACATCAAAATCGTCATCTTTGGCATCGGCGCCGATGTCCAAAAGGTCATCCAGTTCCGCAGGGTCGAAACCTGTGAGGGACACATCAAAATCCGCACCCTGCAAATCTGCGATGAGCAGAGCCAACTTGTCCTTGTCCCAATCGCCGGAGATTTTATTCAGTGCGATGTTAAGGGCTTTTTCTTTGTCCTCCGGCATCTCCACCACAACGCATTCCACTTCGGAAATGCCCATGTCGATGAGAACCTTCAAACGCTGATGACCACCCACAACTCTGCCAGTGGTCTTGTTCCAGATAACAGGCTCGACATAACCGAACTGTTCAATGGAACGCTTCAGCTTTTCGTATTCCGCATCACCGGGCTTGAGGTCTTTGCGGGGATTGTAGTCCGCAGGCAGTAGGTCTGCCGTGTTTTTCTTTTCAATTACCATACAAGACCCCACTCAGCGAAGGCTTCAAATCCGCCACGATCACGGATGAACGCCCTGGCTGTTTCCACGATTTCTGAATAAGGAACACCGTCAACGGTCTCGTCACCGATGGCACAGCACAGTTCCACAGGCTTCCCGGTTTCCTGTGCTTTAAGCCAAGCGTAAATATTCACGCTGACATCAGCCTTGGACAGATCCTTGCCGTGGAGGCCACCACCCGTAACGGAGTCAGCCATATCACTGCCCAGCTTGCGGTTGGTAGCACCGGTGTCGACATCAGTGCCGCCGGTCCAGTCACCCAGGGGATTGATTTCAGCGTTGGGATAAACCTCACGGAGGTGTTCCGTCTTGGCATTGCTCTGACAGATAATCAAACGGTCACCGTCCAGGATGTACTTGCCGTCATAGGAGCAAGCGGTGTAGATGTCCTTTGCAATCTTGCACAGCTTTTTCTGCTCCTCGGTAACTGGAGTTCCTTTGAAGATGCCGTTATCACCACAGCGGATGGCATCGGATTGATTTCTTGCCAGGTGTGCATCCTGGGGTACTTCGGAGTAGAGAACATCGAGAGGACCTGCAATGCGTTTTACGGCAGCAGAAACTTTATCTCTGTTCAGTTTTGCGGAAGTTTCCACAATGATATGGCAGACACCATGACCAATGAGAACCTCAACGGCGACCTTGGGGTCGATTTGAGTTTCGTATGCGATGTCCACAACGGCACCGGCAATGCGGTCTGCCACCTTATCCGGGTGGCACGGATTTACTTTCTCAAACATAAAACATTATCCTTTCCTTGCACGAAGTAGTCTTTCCATCACGTCGTCCTGGGGACTTGCTCCACCATATTCGCCGGTGCAGTTCTCACGGACGATTTGGAAAATTTCTGACCACAAGCGGTTCGCCTGCGTCATGTAGGTATTTGCGATAGCCACATAGGGTGACTGAATGGCTGCACCCGTGGTGGGGTGCTTTGCCAGGAAACCCAACTCACTGGTGATGGACTCGCATTGAATCCAACGGGCGCTTGCCATAGCGAAACGCTCAATGAGGTCGGGCGAAACGATGGCGGCGCATCCACGGTCGGACAGCCATTTCCATACATTTTCATAAATCTCGGCGGCGCAGAGTGTAGAGCCGTCTTTTTGCTTTGCGGAAAGGAACTCTTTGGGAGCGGGCATTGCCTGTCCTTCCAGGTCAGCCGCGCTGTCTTTGAAATCAATTACAGTCAGCGGTCTCTTGCCTGGATTGCCGTCCGCAATCTTGTCTGCAATGGGCTTTTTCGGTCTGCCGCCAGAGCCGGGTTTAGGTCCTCTTTGACCCATTTTTACACACCTCCTTTGTGCCGGGGCTTATTCCCCCGAAAACTTATGCGATTTTCAACACGTGACCCCACGCCCGTTGCACGGGATAAAGGTCCCGGAGATTTGACCGCCCCTACCGGGTCAGTGATTGTTCCAACGATCACCATGCTCTGCATGGATTTGTGCGTGACAGGACTTGCACAAAGCAATGAGGTTGTCTCTTGCGTGAGTGCCACCCTCGGACAAAGGAATTTTATGGTGTACTTCCTCTGTAGGGATCAGCTTGCCTTGCTCTTGGCAACGCTCACACAACGGGTGTGCCTGGACATAACTGTCACGGATACGCTTCCAAGCCCGTCCATACCTACGGCGTACAGCAGGGTCTCTGTCGTACTTCTCATAGCGTTTGGCTTCAGCCTTGGCGTGTTCCTCACAGAACCTACCATCCGTAAGCCTTGGACAGCCGGGGTAAGAACACGGTCGTTTTGGTTTCTTCGGCATTGGTTCACCTCCTCTTCAGTAGTTCGCCCAGCTTATATTTGAGGATGTACCATAGCTGTTCCAGGTAGCCCACCTTGCGGTAGCCCATACACAAGCACTCCTTTCTGGGCATAAGAAAAGCCCCACAGGATTGCTCCTGCGAGGCCGTTCTTCTATGGTCTTTTGCCATTATAATGATATCATAAGAGCCTACTCTCATTCTATGGTTTTAACTCTCATGATTAAGGATACGCTCCACTTCCTTGAGTGCGGCATCATGCATACGGTAGGTGTGCTGAATGCTGTAACACAAATCCACTGCAATCTGCTCCCAAGCGGTAAAGCAAAGATACCGCTTTTCCAAAATGGTCTGATACTCGGTGTTGGGGACTGCCTTGATTACATCCATAATTTCACGCTTCAAATCCACCAGGCGGTCAATGTCCCGGTTGATTTCAGCTTGCAGATCCACAATTTTGCAGACAGCATCTGCCATAGTGGAACCACCGCGATTGGGGTTTCTGGGCATACCTGTCAGAGTGGCGGTGCATTTTGTGGCAAGGTCATTAAGAGATGCGACCTGGGCAATTTTGGAGTCAATCCGCTGATCCAAGAAACGCGCCTGTTGCAAATATTCCTTTGCTGTCATGCCGCCACCTCCATTCGCACCATACGGCGAACACCCGTCATAAGGTACTCACCGTCAAAGTCGGTCAGCGTTCCGTACCAGCCGGATCGGAAGAACCGCTCCAAACTGGTAACCTCGTCTGCATACTCCTTGTTGAAGGGAAAACGGTAGTGTTGCTTGAGGGCTTTTTTGTAGTCTTTTTCGGCCAGTTCTACAATGGCGTTGGCTAATGCCTGGTAAGGGTTCATATTCGTACCTCCGATATTTTGAAATTCTCGGATTGGCACGGATTGTCTCAGATTTTCAAGTCCGCTTTTACGGCATCGATAAGTGCCGTCTGTGTATGCTCCTTTTGGGAGAGGGCTTTCATGATGCGGTGGTCAATGGTGCCCTTTGTGATGATGTGTTGCACCACCACGGTTTCGGATGTCTGTCCCTGCCGCCATAGACGGGCTACGGTCTGTTGATACAGTTCCAAACTCCATGTCAGCCCAAACCACACGAGGGTTGAACCGCCGGATTGGAGGTTGAGACCGTGACCTGCCGATGCAGGGTGGATAAGTGCCACAGGGATTTCTCCGTTGTTCCATCTGCGGATGCTGCTTGAGTCATCCAAGCGGGAGAACGGGATATGCAGTTTTTTCAGCCGCTCGGATATGCGGATAAGGTCGTGTTTAAACCAGTAAGCTACAAGAACAGGCTTGCCGTTGGCGGCTTCGATAATATCTTCCAAGGCGTCCAGTTTGCGGTCGTGGATGTGGAGGATGTTGCCGTCATCGTCATAAATTGCTCCGTTTGCCATCTGCGACAGCTTGCCGGAGAGGGATGCTGCGTTGGCGGCTGTGATTTCGCCGTCACCCAGGGTCAAAACCAAGTCCTGCTTCAGTTCCTCGTAGTGGGATTTCTCTTCATCGGACAGTTGGACGCTGTATTCGCTGCTGATCAGTTCCGGCATCTGCAGGTGGTCAGTGGCTTTCATGGAGATGGTGATATCACCGATTTTATTGTAGATGGCATCCTCTGCATACGGCAGCGGTTTGTAGGAATAGATGATCTGACCGTTCCGCTTGTCCGGCATGAAGTAGTCGGTGCGGTACTTGGTGATGAACCTTCCAAGCCGCTGACCCATATCCAGGATGCGGAACTCTGCCCACAGATCCATCAGACCGTTGGAGGCAGGAGTGCCGGTCAAGCCAACGATGCGGCTGACCTTGGGTCTGACTTTCAGCAGAGACTTGAACCGCTTTGTGTTGTGGTTCTTGAAGGAGGACAGTTCATCAATCACGATCATATCGAAGGTGAACGGGATGCCGCTTTCCTCAATGAGCCATTGGACATTCTCACGGTTGATGATGTAAATGTCAGCCTGTCGCAAAAGGGCGGCTTTGCGTTCTGCCTCTGTGCCGACAGCCACGGAGCAGATGAGGTTCTGAAGGTGATCCCACTTATCTACTTCAGCAGTCCATGTGTCCCGTGCCACTCGCAGCGGTGCGATGACCAGGATGCGGTGGACTTCAAAGCTGTCAAACAGCAGGTCGTTGACGGCTGTGAGGGTGATGCTTGTTTTGCCAAGGCCCATATCCAAAAACACGGTGGCAATGGGATGGGTCTCGATATAGTCGATGGCATAAGCCTGGTAATCATGCGGTGCGTATCTCATCAAGGATACCTCCAATCTGTTCTTCGTTGTCCAGGACGTAGACCCGGAAGCCCAACCTACGCAAAAGCGTGTGGCGGGAGGTTTGCAACGCCCGTGGCTTTTTGCCAGGAGCCTTTACTTCCACAAAAGCCATATGGCCCCCAGGCAGAAGAACTATTCGGTCGGGCATCCCATCAAATCCTGGAGAAACGAACTTCGGACAGATACCGCCCTGCTTTTTTACCATCAGCGTTAATTTACGCTCGATTGTTTTTTCTCTCATTGTGTTTTCTCCTGTTCTGATGCTCTGGGTTAACCTCGTTGAATGTCATTTACAAGACTTTTTCTTATGGTTTTTTTATGAAAATTTCCCTTAAGAGACTTTTTTGTAAATGACCTTAATAGAGGTTAACCCAGAGGTCTTTTAGTTGAGGAAATCCTCGCCGTCAGCGTCTTCCGCTTTCAGCCGCACACCCTTGATAAAACGCTTGTTTTTGACCTTGATACGGTCAAAGCCCGCTCCCTCAAGGGCTGTGTAGAAGTCGGCGGTGCTGCGGACATATTCGTTGGTGTCCATGCAGTGGTTGCGGTATGCCTGGTACAGAGCATTGGAACTCTCGCGGTATCCGCTGCCCACCTCGCACCGCTCGTCGAGGAAGTTGCCGAACCAGTCGTTCTGGCTGCGGTAGTCATCGATGGCTTTCTGCACGATAGCCGGAACCGGGAATTTGTAGCCCAGGTCAATGACCTTCTTGGCGCCTTCGATGACCCAGGCAAGAATGCTCTCTCCGGCATTCTGATAAAGGTAATCGCCGTAGTTCTTGATATCGCTCTTGCCCTCGATCTTGGCGTTGAACGGAATAACAATCAGTCGGCGCCAGGTACCGTCATCGGAGGCACTGACCTTCGGCAGATGGTTGGTGTACAGAACCAGGCTGTGGCTCGGAGAGAAGCTGAAGGGGTCTTTGTACTTTTTCTCCGCAAAGATGTCATCCACGGAGCAGAGCTGCTTGACGGTGGAGTCGTTCAGACGAGCGCCTTCCTGCATCTCGGCGGCAATGAGCAGACGCTTTCCCTTGACCTCTGCCATCTCCGGCTTCACATTACGGCGGCATCCGAAGGTCAGCGTGTCAGCGGAGATGTTACCGCTGTACAGACCCAGGACACGGGAGACAGAGTTCCAGAAGGTGGACTTGCCGTTTCGACCGCAGCCGTATGCGATGATGAGGGCTTCGACCTCAACCTTGCCAACGGCGGCAAGACCACAGATCATCTGCACATAGCTGATAAGTTCCTGGTCACCGCAGAAGATGGTATCCAAGCAGTCGAGCCAGATCTGCTTGCCACGGTCACTGGGAGAAACCGTTGTGGTCTTGGTGATGAAGTCCTCCGGCGAATGCTCCCTTGCACCTGCCATACCCAAGCGGAGGTCATAGGTGGCATCCGGGGTACAGAGCAAGTAAGGGTTGGCGTCCAAGTCCTGCGGAGTGATCTCAAGCATCGGACGGGATTCCTTCAGCGTGGCGGTGATATTCTTGGAGGCGCGGCGCTGAATGACATAGGACTGGTATGCCTTTGCAGCCACGAAGGCTTTATAGGCTTCAGCCTGTTCATCGTTCATCATGCCTTCTGCTTTGGCTTTGCTGTTGTTGTCCAGAATGTCCTGTGCGCCGGAAGCCTTGAGAGTGGCAAGGGCTGCCATCATATCCGCAGAGGCTTCCTTCAACTGGCGGCGGGTCAGTTCGTGGGCGACAGCCTGGGCGCCGGGTTCGGTTTCCTGCCAGTACCGACCGTTGTAACGGATGTAGTGGGTAGCCGGAGAATAACGCAGCTCCCCGGAGAAGTGCTTTGCCAGAACCTCGGCCTGTCCGACATCGGAGTAATCGTCCGGTTTATAGGACGTATCATCGTTGTATAATTCGGGAGAGATATATCCGTCCTGCTGTTGCACCTTGGCATAGAACTTCTGGGCGCTGTGCCAAATGGTCATCAACTCCTGCTGTTCCAG